ATATGCATTTAAGGCATCAAACCCACACATTTACTTTCCTGGTAATCAAACATACCAACAACGCACAGGTGAAAGCACATATGTAAATGGTGCAATTGTAGGTGATGAATATTATGATGAAAATTCAAGTACGGCAAGTAATTTTACCAATGGAAGTGGTGCAGTTAAGCCAACAATAACCATAAGTCAAAGTGCAGAAGGGTATATTGACGGTATTACTTTAATTGATACAGGAAGAATAGCAGATGCTGGTCAAAAGATGTTAAAAATTGATACATTAGCAGATACATACACACCACCAACACCTACACCAGCTGAATTAGAAGATGTATGGGACACAGATGATGAATGGGCAAGTGACGGAGATACTACACCAGAAAAAGTTTGGCCACATCATATAACACCAATGAGTGCAGTTATTAACTATAACTCACCTACATTGGTTAACAATAGCCAAAGTGGTATCAAATATACACGCAGTGTAGGACATACAAAGTGGAGACTTGAAGTAGAATATCCACCAATGAGTGCAGAAGACTTTCAAAAGTTCCACGCAGTTGCTCAAGCAGCACACGGACAAAGTACGCCATTCTTGTTTAAGTTACAAAACAAAGACGGTACAAGCATACTATGGAAAGACTTTTATGATCAAAGCAATAGTACAACAACACCAAGAATCAAAAGTGCAGTAACACCTGGTGATACTACAATTTTAGTTGAAGGCTTTAACAGCAATGAAACAGATGCATTCAAGCGTGGTGAAGTGTTTATTGATGGTGAAAATGAAAATGGTAATCTACACACAAGTTTAAGTGGTACTGATAGTAATGTGTATGGTGAAGCTAAAATACGCACACCATGGCCATTTAGAACGGCTCAAGTTGCTGGTACACAAATTCACAAAAACCCAGAACATGCAATTGTTACATTTGCAAGTGATAACTTTGAATACCAAGTTGATGTTAACAACTATTACTTTGTTAGCGTGGCATTTGATTTGGATAGTTGGAAATAAGATATGGGAACATTTAGCGGATTTGTACAAGGACAACTAGGCGCTTCAACGCTAGAACAGATAGTAGCAAAAGAAACTATACAATACTTTGACTGTGTTGAAATAGCTATTGACAGTACACACACATATTATCTCACACAAGCACCTTTCAACATACAATTAACAGATGGCAACACATACATTGCCGCAGGTGGATTATTACAAATGACTGAATTTGTTGATAATGCAAGTTTTAGTATTGAACAATTAGAAGTACAATTAGCAGGTATTGTTAGTTTGCCAACAGGTGAAACAGTATTAAAAACTATACAAGAACTTGATTACATTGACAAACCACTAACAATATACAGAGCATTTATGCAAGACTATACAGTAGCACATGAAGTTGTATTATACAAAGGTTACATCAACAGTATAACAGCAGCTTTGGGTGATGAAGGTGACAGTACAACTGCAAGTATTAGTACTGCAAGTCATTGGACAGACTTTGACAGAGTAAGTGCAAGATACACAAATCAAAACAGTCAGCAAAACATACACCCTGCTGATGAAGGATTTAGTTTTGCTAAAGAAGTGCAAAAGGAAGTACAGTGGAAAGAAAATGCATAGTGAAAATCAAAAGAAACTAGGACTTTGGTTAGCAAGTAGACAATGGATGCCACATGAATTTGGTACCAATGATTGTTGCACATTGCTAATGCATTACCATGATCATATGTTTGATACAAATACTGTTGATGAAATATACGGTAAATACAATGACATGAAAAGTGGAATACGGGTTGCAAGCAAGTTCTTAACAGTTGATGAATGGTTCCCAAAACACGGTTATCACCGTGAATTTAACCCTCAAACAGGAGACATAGTAATGGTCCAAAACAATAGATTCTTTCCAAGCACATACATAATATGTATGAGTCAAGCCTGGAGCATAATGGATGGTGCAAAGAAAATGTCAAAGCATATAATTGAACAACCAGCCGCACAATACAGTATATGGAGACATAAAGAATGGGCCTAAGTCAAGTAGCAAAGTTTTTTATCAAACTAGCAATCAGTCTTTACAGTTATAACCAACAGCGTAAAGCACAAAAGAAAGCTGAGCGTCAAGCAAGAGCGGCAAGATCAAATGTACTAATCAACAAACAATCAAACAATGATCCCATATACATTTTATACGGGCGTCAGCGTATGGGTGGAACAAGAGTGTATGTAGACACATCAAACGGAAGTGGTGATCTAAGTGCAACAACAAAACTTAACATGGTTATTGTTATGTGTGAAGGTGAAATTGGCACAGTAAAACAAGTATACTTTAATGATACTATAGTATGGGATGATAGCAACGGTGGAACACTAAGCTCAAACGGAAATGGTGGTTATAGTTTAGGTGGATGGATTAGTAAATATGCACCAACAATCACAAGCAACTGGTACCCTGGAACAGATACACAAACAGTAGATACAAGCCTACAAGGTAGTGTTGGAAGCAGTGTATGGACAAACGCTCACAGATTACAAGGTGTAAGTTATTTTACAATGTTATTAGAAGCAGATGGTGAAAAGTATGGTGGACAATTACCAACAGTTACATTTGTATTAGAAGGTAAAAAGATCCTAGATGTAAGCACACTAGTAGATGGTGATGTTATTGGTGATATGACTTCAGCTAACTATACAAGCACTGTAGATCAAAACCCTGCAGATGTACTGTATGATTATTTGATTAGTAAAGTATTTGGTAAAGGCTTAGAAAGAAATGAAAATGAAGTTTGGATAGCAGGAAAACATGTTAACCTAGCCAGTTTCCAACAAGCAAGATTAGATTGTGCAGCAGCTAGAGGCGGAAGTGGATACAACATCAATGGCTTCCTACAAACAGAAAAACAATTGTTTGATAATGTAGGTGAGATACTAGAAACATGTAATGGTATATTATTATTTGTTGATGGCAAGTATGAATTCCGTATTAAAAAGCCAAATGAAGAAGTAGGTATTCCAACTAGTGCAATCTTTACCAAAGACACTATTATTGGAAAAATAGAACTAAGTTTACCAGACAAAGCACGCAAACTAAACAAAGCAACTGGTGTATTCAATAACCCAGATACAAAGTACAATGATGATGTTACTATCTATGATAACGCTACATACAGAGTAGCAGACAACGGAAGTGTACTTGAATCACAAGAAGACTTTACTATGATTACTGATGCAGATCAAGTTTTAGACTTGATTACACAAACAGTAGATATTAGTAGAGATGAATATACAATTAAGTTTACAGCGGCACACACAGCATTATTGCTACGCAGTGGTGATATTATAGAAGTTAGACATGATGAATTTGGTTGGGGTACTGGTGCAGGACAAACACAAAAGTTTTTCCGTGTACAAGAACTTAAACTAACAGAAGACAACACAGTAGATATAATAGCTACAATATATGATAGTAGCAAGGAGTTATAGATGAGCATTATTACATTAAATTCAGGAACAACAGCACACTTTGTATCACAAGGATCAGATGTACAAGGCAGTATCAACTTAGATAGATTAAGTGATGTGACAGTAACAAATGTACAAGATAATCAAGTATTAAAATATGATGCTAGCCAAAGTCAATGGGTCAATGTTGCAACTGGTGCCATTACAAGTTTAGATCAACTTAGTGATGTTACTATTACAGCAGTACAAGACGGACAAAGTTTACAATATGACAACGCAACCTCACAATGGGTCAATAGAGACATTACAGCTAACTCCATAGATGGTGGAACTTACTAACTAAATGTAGTCATTTAAGGTGTCTTAACCGTGAAACTAGGACTATATACAGTATCAAAAAAACAAGGAAGTACTTATGACTAATCCCGCATATAAACTGGCAAATGCTGAACCAGTAGAAATAAAGACAGCAGAAATCAAGTTTGAATTCAAAAAAATACTAGATGTTGAAGACTATCAAAAACTAGCACATTTTGTTTGGGTTAAACAAATCAAAGAACATATTCCAGGAACATACAGTGTATTTGCAATGTACAAAAACGGCATAGCAATTGGTACTAATGCACTATGTATAAATGCTTGGCTTGATGCACATAACTTACCACGCAAAAGACCACTAAATGAATATACTGTAAAACAAAAGATGTTGTTTAACAGAGAAGATGTAGCTAAAATTGACAACAGAACTGACAGTACAAGTGTAATACTTAAAAGAAAGCCTGGTAGAGTGCAAGGAAAACGCTATGAAGAAAGCAGGTGTGGAATAAATGTAAGAGAACAAATATGGGATCTACATCAACAAGGATTTACACCAGCTGACATCTCACACGCAATAGGTTGTACACCAGCTAATGTTTATTATCACATAAACAAAGAAAGAAAAAGACTTGACAATCTCAAAGATTAGTGTTATCATAAATACTATTAGTAAATTAAAACACTAAGAGTATTCCTACTATTAGACAGTTACATTCTCCAAATATAATGTTCAAGTTTTAGTTTATAGTTGTATAAGGGTAATACTAGGATCATTGCCTAGCTCCAATCACAATTTATTGTGCCATGCCTCAAAGGCCCACTACTTTATACAATGAGTCACAAAAACCCGCAGAAATGTGGGTTTTTTCTTGACTAAAATACCAGCTTGTGTTATAATTAATATACGCCGCCGCCGGCTAAATGAAATAATACTTGCCAAAACCGCAGAAAAAAACGCATTTGAGCTTGACAAACCGTGTTTTGTCATATATACTAGTGTAACAAACAAAATAAAAGAGAACTTTTATTAACAGGAGAATAAAATGCAATACAAATTAACATACTCAGTAGCTAGCCCAATTGGAAACAATGAGCCAGTAGAAGTAATTTCAACAACAGAATTAGAATTAGCAGAAGCAATCTTAAATATGGAAAGAGACTGTGGAGCAATATGCTACGGCGTTAAAATTGAAACAGGTGACTTTGATGATGATCTTAGAACTAAGAATCAACGCTCAGTAGTTAAGCAAATAGCACACTACTGTAAAGTACTAGACAACGCTATACACATTTAACAACAAAGGGGGTCATTAGGCCCCCAATACAACAAGGAGAAATACAATGGATAAACTTCCAAACTCAATACATGAAATAACAAGATACCATGACTACAAAGTAGGGTTAAAAACCAGTGACTGGAGTCTTGGTCTTAATGAAAAAGGCAAGATAGGTGGTTCAATATTAGATAAACTACGCAATAAAGTACCCAATGATGATTGGATACAACTAATAACTGTTGTGAAAAACAATGAAAGACATCTTCCAAGCAAACAGTACAATGAATGGAATCAAGCCTTACTAAAACTAAGCAATTTGTTAGATATAAACAATCCCAAAGGATTACATTATTCAGGTGAATTCAGTGATTATATTGCTGACAAGAACAGTAATTCAAAACTTAAAAGTCAATTACAAAAGTGTTTATGGCAAATGATGGCATCTGGTGCTGAATGTTTAATCTTCTGTAACTATGAGATTGAGGATTAATATGCTTTTTTTATATGAAAAATGTTGGCCACTATTAAGGATACTTAATGATGTTAAGGACTATAAGGATGTTAATTATAGAGAAAAGGAAAATAATCTCATTGGGAGAGCTATGCTCTCTTTAACAATAATAAAGGAACAAATGAACTCTGTCTTTCAGACCACTCCGTGTGTAGAAGGAAAAGAGCAAGAGAACAATCAACAACAAGGAGAAAACAAATGAAGAAATTCAACCCCATAAAGAAAATACCACAGACAACTGTGCCAATAATGCAGTGTTGTTTGGACACTGAAGACTTAGACCAATTCCGTATTGCAGTTTATGACAACAGCAATAAAGATGGTAAATTAGATACAGTTGAAATAGACTTTGTATTCAATACACCTCAACAAGGCTGGGGCAAGAGCCAAAAAGTTAAACTACGCAATGACTTGTATAAGATTAACAATATTGCATACAAACAACCAGCTGCATTACAGTTTGCACAAGTTTGGTATGATCATGCAATTACACAAGCTAGAGCATTTGGCAAAAAGCATAACAGCAATTTGCATACAAAACTAGGCTTTCAATTTCACAATAGATACCACACAATTCCATATACATTCTTTAGTTACTGTAGTGTTACACATGAGTTTCTACTACAAATTAGTATTCCAGATGCAGACAACAATGAGTTTACACATCACATGGAAGTATACGGAGAACTAACAGAGTTCAACAATAAAAACCTTAGATGGGAGAACTTTGCATGAACACATATAATATAATAACTGAGGTAGTATCAACTGAACAGCGTAAAGATTATCAAGTTGAACTAGAAGATTTTAAAGCACTAGAACAGTGGAAGTTCTTAAACAAGCTAAGTGGTGAGAAAATAATGATAATAGAGGAATTAAAACATACATTACACGGACAATACATTTTCAATGTAATAGAAGATAATGTTCCTTGGGATGAAGATACTGATCAAGCAGACATGATGGCCAGAAACAACGGTTATAAAGATTATGCAACTTACAAGAAAGCAGTGGGTCCTTATGATTAAATTATTACAATCACATGAATTAGTATGTGCAAATCATCAAATGCAAATACTAGAAGGAACAGGACCACATGCATACAAGCTATGGTGTCCTATATGTAACAAAAACAGAGGTTGGCTATCACGCAAGGATGCACTTAAATTAGTCAAGCCAAATAAAATAAATACAACAACAAGGAGATAAACAATGGTAGTTGAAATATATTCATTCCACAGTGGAATAAGAGTAATAGATAAAAAGGAATATCCAAGTGATGACGCTTGGGAAAAAGACCTCTTTCTTTTAAAATTAAGTGGCACACATGTAGGATACAGACTTTATGATAACATTAATATGGCACAGTTTGATGCACTAAGTGAAACAGAACGCAATAACCTAAAAAATATTGCAGTATTTGACAAAGAAGCCTATATAGAACATGGGCATGGTATGTTGGGCAAGTTACAAGCTCAAAGAAACATACAAGATATACAGGAGAGAAACAAATGAACACAGAAAGAATAAACAACTTCAATAGATGGTGGAAAGTTAATCATCACACTAAACCAGCACATTA